ACGCCTTCTATAAAAGCGCTCTATCCTCCACTACTCTCCACTTTACTCCACTTCTAGACTATCTAATTAAATAATCAGTAACATTTATCTGTGGATAAACCTGTGGATAACTATGATCAAAACCTTACAAACCAGACATTACGAACCTAACAATATATCTCCCAAACCTCACAACCTGTGGATAACTGCTATACTATAACTATGCTAAATGTCCTATGCTTTGACTGTGGTGGTATGTTCCAGGTATCATATGAAACTCCAAACCCTACTAAACAATGTCCAAAATGCCAGGGGATCAAGTCTCCTTTATAGCCTTGTTGACCATACGGATCAAACCTCGTCTAGTGATCTTACTAGCATCAAATGTCTCCGTATAGCCCCCTTGTGGCATATCCGCCTTATCTAGAAAATAACCATGCTTTGCCCTTAGTGTTCTTAGTACTAGGGTTTCTACTGTTCTCGCTTTATCCCGTTCGAAAAAATACCAATACTTGACGAGTATCCATCCTTTGGTCCTATGGCTTGCAAACCTCTTGCCTGAGACATCAGATATCCCTATCTTGACAGCCTTGTATACTGGGCTGTATAGGATGTATAGTAGGGTCATTACTCTATTATACTTGACATACCGTGCAAAATTGGATATACTTGAAGTATGACTAATCAAGAGATATCTGACCTATTAAATAAAGAATCTTACAAGGTTTGGGACACTGCTAAAGTAATTAAGAACCAAGACTACCATGATGGACTGGTTAAGGGTTTGAAGATGGCTGCTCAGTTTGTTTCTAAACTTGACTAAACCCTCAACTTAAGGTATACTGGATATATGCAACTATTTATGAGCGAGTATGCCTCGTGGGTGCTCGCTGTCATTGGAGTCACAGGCATCTTCTTTGTTGGTCGTAAGACCATTTGGGGATGGTTTGTACTCCTATTCAACGAAGTTCTTTGGATAGCCTATGCCCTATATACAAACCAATATGGCTTTATATTTAGCGCACTTGCCTATGCAGCAGTTTATCTTAAGTCATACCTACACTGGAGGCGTGAAGAGTGAAGCCTAAAGAGTGTGTAAAGTGTAAGATGGAAGTCAAAGATCCTTTATTCTGGGATACACATCAGACTATGACAGATGACTGGATTTGGTGTGCTAAGAAATCTTGAGATACCTGATCCATTCCAAACCTTTGTAGCCAAGAAGTATGCTAACGCTAAGGGTGCTGTTTATGACTTTTTTAGCGGTGAATGGTCTTATACCTGTGGTGCTTGCAAAGAGCCTTTATCTGGTCCGTCCCGCAAAATATTGACAAAGATTCGCCTATACCACAGTAGAAATGAGTGCTTAAATGGATACTGAACAAACCTTCGACCAAGAGTTTAGTGTTGAAGAGATTACGAAAGCCATTGTAGATCAGGCTAAGGCTGATGTTAAGTCTCGCTATGGAAATAAGAAAAGACATAGACAATGAGATCTTGTAGTGCCATTACGAAAAAGAAAAAGCCATGCCCAATTTATGTTGATGACTGGCGTACCGTTGATCTTTGCCATGTACATGATCCAAATGGAAAGTTTAGAACACAGGTAAGAAATGGCACTACCAGAAGGCTAAGGAAAGAGAACTCTCCTAAGGCTAAGAAAGAGTGTCAGCATACTTGGTATATGCGTGAGGATGGTATACAATGTACTAAGTGTCTAGTTATATGGGAGAGCGATGAAAGAGCCTAAGATTGCACAGATGGATTGGCGTAGCCTAGGTTACTGGCCTATCTGGAAAGATGGAAAGAAAGTGTGGGTGCCTAAGGATGATAAATCATTCGACAAAGACACAAAGAACTAAGATATGGCCTTTACGATGGATAGGAAATTTTCTTGGTGGCTATGCTGGTAATCATTTAGTTAAGTGTGTTAATATGGATGAGGATGAAGAGCATGGCCTTGCCTATAAGTACCACGCAAAAATGTGGAAGTATCTTAATAAGCCCTATGAGTGGTGGGGAACATACTACACCATAGATATGGATGCTTGGAGAGAAGAGTTAGATCAGATGAAGTTAGACATGTCTGGCTCTGGTTGGGATGATTATGATGAGTTTGGTAAGGCATATTGGGATAAAGAAACAGATAGCGAGTCGCAAGACTCGTAGGGTTGTTTAAGTATCTCTATTTTGCGCCGAACTTTAAAAACTTGACATCCATCCGCCGAACCTGTATAATTGGTATATGAGTATAGACGAAATGATTTTGCGAGAAGAAATTGCAAGGGCTATTGAGGCTTTGCCCATTGAACCATCAAAAACAAATGCTTTGGGCATGCGTATTGCTGCTGCTCAAATAGCAAGGGGAGACGATAACTATATGACTAAAATGTTTGAATCTCAGGTCGACTTTGAATAAAGATCTAAACCTAACTAAAGAAGAGTGGCTTGGCTTTGCGGTAAACAAAAGTATCCTAAAACCATCTAACTCAAATGAATGTGTTATTGGTGGATACATTGAAGACTTTTCTTATGATGATGTAGACATATACGACACCAAGTTCTCAAGCGTAGATGATGTAGACTATTGGTTTACTATTGGTACGATGCATGGTTGGCTTACAAACTACCAGATATTAGAAAAAGAACTCACATACCAGAGAACAAAGACTGGTTTGCATATCAAGCAAGTGAGCCAGAGATGACAAAAGAACTTCTTGGCAAAGCCTTAGAGTTTTCTTACTGTAACACACTAATAGACATTGGCTGTGGCCTTGGAGAAGTACTAAAGATTGGCATAGATGCTGGGTACAAGAATGTAATGGGCCTTGAGATACAAAAAGAATTGGTTGACCTAGCAAGAAATGATGAAAGATTAGAAATAATTCATGGATCTGGATCAGATTACATCTTGCCAGACAAACAACTTCATGTGTTTATGTTTAATCCATTTAGTAACAATGTCATGATAGACTTTTTAGATAACAATATAGAAAACATTAAGAAAAATAAGTCTTTAGTTATATACAATTATGCATTTTCTGGACACCATTTGATGGTCATGTATGGTCTAAAGATGATATATACCAATAACTTTGCAATTATTTATGCTGCAGATTAGATATGATATAATAAAGTATGGCACAAAAATGTTTCTATTGCGAAAAGACTGCTGAGTATAATGACTTGGTTAAAGAAGGTGACAACTATGTCGTTACTGGTGTATGCAAAAAACATTGTAACAATTACCATGAGGCATCTTGAGTCAAAAAAGACATAAAAAGAATCTTAAGAGAAAATCAAAAAAGCCAAATACATCTAAGTTTGAAAGAAAGATTAAAAGAATCAGGGATAAGATTATTAATGATGCTCTTGTAACTATTCGAACAAATCTTCCAAGCAATCTGGACAAAAAAATGTTGGAAGACCGTCAGAGTGACGCATTCCTCCGTAATAAGAGTGCCCATCCCAACTCTCTTTTATAAAATCACTAGTCATATATCCATAAACATATGGCTTTTTGTTATCATGATCACAGTATTCCATTTTTCTCCTAAAATATCTTAGTATACAGTTATATTGTATCATATAATGGACTTTACAAAGACTGGGCCTTAGTGTATACTTATAATATGACAAACTTACTACTACTTATACCTGCTTTTATTGCTGGATACCTTGTATGCTATTTTATAATGACGCAAGGTGTTGATCAAGAGGATACCAATACATGAGTTTAATGACACAAGAAATAGTTGATAACTTGCCTAGAGAAGTAAAAAAAGCAGTTATAAAAGAATATCTTCAGACAACATATTATTGGTCTGTTGGTCTTTTTTCTTTTCTTATTGGAGTATTTTCAACATTACTAATTAAATAAATTTAAGCACCAGTAGCCAAGTTGGTTAAGGCCCCGAACTCATAATTCGGTTATCATAGGTTCAAGTCCTATCTGGTGTACTAATGGGGATTAACTCAGTTGGTAGAGTGGCGAACTGTTAATTCGCAAGTCGCAGGATCGAGGCCTGCATCCCCAGCAATGTCTCCATGGTCTAGTGGCCTAGGACTCCACCCTTTCACGGTGGCAACACGGGTTCGAATCCCGTTGGAGATACTAAACCTCTGTAGTTCAGTGGACAGAACGATGGACTTCTAAGCCATGCGTCGCAAGTTCGATTCTTGCCAGGGGTACTTTACTTTTTAGGATGTTTTGGTTCGTATGGTTCAATCTTAGATTTAATACGACCATCTTTATATAGTCTTACAATCCAACCATCTTTAATTTGCATTGGATTAAATGCATGTGCTTTTTTCTTTGGCATTATAATGTGTGTCTTTCTGTTTGATTTCTTGTATAATCTTTTCCAAAGTCAGCAAACAAGGCTTTATCTTTTTCACGATTAACAATCCCTCTTGACCAAGAAAACCCTGCATCTCCACCCCACGCTAACCACATAATGTAGCCATTAGATGGGTTTGCTGAGTTGCCCCAGTCCTTACCCTTCTTATCTACTTCATGGCGTGAGAAATATGAGTACATTCTCTTGACAGTACTAAGAGAGATTGTTTCTCCTCTTGCTAACTGCCCTGCACGAGTCCAACCTACAGATGTTCCAGCACCATTAGCCTTACCATCTTCCTTAAACTTAATTGCTCTGCGAGCAGCAGATCGTGCTCCAGCAGGTGGTGAGTATCCATCAGCCTTTGAAACCGTGTCTGTATCATACTCAACAGTATCATCATCTTCAAATAGATCATCTGCTTTTGCAGCAGGAACACAATTAGGAACTGGTTTTCCATTATCTCCTGGCTTCATGCCACGCTGTACATAACCTTCCCAGCATGGATCAGCCTTTCCAATTGATGAGTCATACATGGCCATAGAAACCTCTGAATCGGTGTTTGGAGAGCATACAGGACAGTCTGGGCAGTCTACATTAAGTTCTTTGCAAGTCTCACATTCGCAACCCTGATATGTGCTTGTAGGCATCATTGAATCATCTATCATTAGATTAGTATACCATATACTTAAAAATCAACTGGCTCCAGCATAGACTCATCAACATCACAGACTAAATTAATAACAATAGAAAACCTAAAATCTGCTTCATTTGGAAACTCCCAGTTATGGAAAATATCACCATCAAAAAATAAGGCATACCCAGCCTTTGGGGTAAATGACTTATATAATTCTAGGCTATCCCCATCTACATGTTCTCCAGTATACTTCTTGCTATAAAAATTTGTGCTTCCATCGGCATCGTTAGCATAATAAACAAGGTTATAGTTTTTAACAACTCTTCTTAGATCTACATGGGGTTCCATTGGCCTTGGATCATTTGTCTTGCAGGTTAAGTTTGCCCTGCCTCTCAAAATCTTGTGAACAGTCACATTGTTTTTAGCAGCAAACCTTTCTATAATATAGTCCACAATATCTTTATCCAAAGGCTCATTAACTAAGATTCCCTTGTCAGAATACTTACTTCCAGTCAAGCCAACAATTCCATCTTTTGCAGCGTTAGGACGCACAAAAAGATATGGTAAACCCTGTATCTTATTTTTTAAGTAAACAACTTCTTCTGGTGTTAAAAAATTATTGGTATATTTATACATACTTTATTATATCATGACTGACCATTAAGCCTATTGTGAGTTCTAATCCTATGACAGTTAGCACACACTACTTCACATTTTTCGATCTCTTTCTTTATAGACTTCCAAGAAAAACCATCATGAATCATTCTTGACACATTATATTTCTTATCTCTTATATGGTCAAAATCTAAGATAATATGATTATTGATTCCACAATCTACACAGCCAGAATCTTCTTTTATCTTAGCAAGTTTTCTTTTATACTCTTGCTTATTATAGATATCTAACTCTTTGTCAGTCATTGCTTCTATTATACCCTGCAATATTAGGGCCCCACACAGGCAATTCACCTGACTTGCGCCACGGTCTCTATCCAATGGGTAACTAATCCATCACTAAGGTCCTGTGTGGGACAATTATATTGTAGCATAGGAAATGAGCAGTTTATAGACTTGCTCAGGTCCCCCAAGTTGCGATCTTGGGCTTATCCGTACTCAGCAATAGGGTTGCTAAAAGCAACTGCATGTATCATGACGGAATAGTATCTATTATACTACTTAATTTTAATAGATTTAGGCTTCTTTTCTTCAGGAACAATACGAACTACATGAACATGTAACATGCCGTCCTTCAGTTCTGCAGATGTTACTTCCATATATTCTCCAAGGGCAAAAGATCTTACGAACTTTCTTCCTGCAATACCCTTGTGGACTACCTCTGCATCTGTTACTTCTACAATTTCACCCTTGATAATAAGCGTTCCATTGTCTACTGATACATCAATGTCTTCCTTAGAAAATCCAGCAATAGCCAGAGAAATCTGATATGTATCTTCATCTAGTTTAAGAAGATCGTACGGAGGATATGACTGTGAGTTTGTTTTATATGCTGTGTTTAATCGGCCTAACTCTCTGTTAAAGCCAATAAAAAAGGGATCATTGAATAGATCCATAGTTAGTTTGTTTACCATTTTATTCCCCTTTCAAGCGAATAAGTTAATTTACCCCCCATTTGGGCAGGTATATATATTATATCATAGGTTGTGATACAATGTAAAGTATGCACTCAAAAGACATACTATTAAATGGAATGTTTAGATCTGCCAATACATATCTGGCGTTTGCCTTTCTTGAAGCAGTCGAAAATAACATTTCTGATGAATTTGACTTTAATACAAAATGGAATCTTCAGAACCACACTCATAGTTCTGCACTACTTAAACTAAAAGATCCAGACAATGAAACAGTACATTTTGTAATATTTAGGAACCCAGAACAACTTATTCCTAGTTTTTTTATGTTTCACTATTCTAGTGAAGAAATTAAAAATCTTAGTGACCACGAGTTAGAATCAAAAATAAGAAATGCGTGTGCCGAATATCACAAGTATTTAAAAAATCAAATAAAGTATGGCTATGCAGAGGTTATTTTATTTGATGATATCATTAATAATATAGACAGTGTGCTTGAAAGAATACTAAAGGCTATAGACTTAGAGTATGTAAATAAAATAGACACAAAAAAAGTAAAAGCAAATCTTTTAAAAATAGATGAACAAAGATATAGAGATCCAGAAAATTTTTATAGAAACTATCATTTACCAAGAGAAGAAAAGTATCCAGAATTAAAAAATAGAGTACTAACGAAATTTAAAAAAATGCCAGAGTTTTACCTTCTTATGAATGAATATAAAGAAATAGAAAAGGGAGCCAAAAAATTGACCCCCTTAACTATATCTAACTGATTACTCTGGTCTTGCTGCGCCTCTTGGGACTTTTCTTGCTGCTGCTTTCTTAGCAGGAGCCTTCTTTGCAGCCTTGTTAACCACCTTAGCGGTCTTAAGTGCTACATCAACCTCATCTACTGAAGGCATCTTTCCAAACGCCTTGTCATTAGGGTTGGCTGCTCTCAATGCTACGGGGATTAATGCTCCAAGTAGTGAGTACGCTAGTGTCTTTGGATCAGTTACACCAGATGCATACATTGCTGTTGCTGCTCCAAGTACTGATCGTCCATATGACGCTAGTGCTGCTTTAATTTGTTCATTCATTTTTATTCCTCCTAGGATATAAATCGTGTTAGTATTGTGAAACCAATCCATAGACCAATAATTCCTGCGACTCCCGCAAAAACTGGTGGTGCTGGTACTGGTAATTTGAATGCAGCAAACACGATGCCACACCCAAAACCTGTTAGTGTTGATAAAAGAACATCTTTCATTTTTCTTCCTCTGGTAACATTAGTATAAGTTTATCATATGCATTAGTTATTCTTTGAATTAGTCCATCTGTTGGTAGATCCATTACGCTGCCAAACTCCCTGAAGTACTCTATTTCAGGCCCTGCAGCCTCTTTAAACTCCTGAATAGCCACTTGAACATCATCTATATAGTCAAATGCCCATTCTCTAGACTCAGAAATAAATTTCATAAATCCTTCTGTATTCTCTATTGGCTTTATCTCATTGCTTAAAGCCTTTTTGACACCCTGCTCTAGTAGGGCAGCCCTAAGAGAAAACTCTGCAAGATCATT